GCGGGTCACAGGGACGGAAGACTCTTCGCTGTAAAGAGCACTTAGCAACTATCCTTAACAGGACGATGATCGGATATGCCTATGAACCGGTTTTGCTATTTGAAAGATTTTAGGAAAGGCTAAAAGACGTGGATGCGAATCCACAGGTTTGTTATATGTGTTAGCGTATGTATAACAAACTGCCGTTGTAAAAGACGGAACGAGCAGGTACCGGACAACCGCCTGTGTTAAGCAGTAATGCTTTATAGTTCTAACGCTAAGTGACTGTTCGTACTCGGATGAAGTTCACTTTTTTGCCCTGTGCGGGCAAAGTGTGACCAAGGTATCTGGATGAAACTAACATCGCTTCGCTCTTGTATATCAATAACAAATAAAAAAATGTTTCTGAGCTACTGCGAAAGAAACAGACTTACGAAGTAAGTCTCTAAACTGTTAGAAATAAGGTAATCCTGTTTTCTTAGTAGTTTCTAGATTATCGCTTATGAGTTTTCCTATTTCTTCTCGTTCTGGGAATGAAAGTTGCATGGCTTCATCGTAACTGATAGATCCACGCATGTGCCAACAAATTCTTAGTGCTTCTTGTTTAAGGGCTTTTGTCTCTCGTTCTAGCTGATCAAAATACTGTAACAGCTCTTCGTTGGTCTTTAAAGCCAAAAGCCTCATCCGAAAAAATTTGATTGATCGAACGTTATGTCTGATGTGTATTGAGTTTCGCAGTTATCGCATTTAATACGCAACGGTTGTAGTTTATTCTCACTTGAATACTGATCAATCTGTGTTTTTAATGCATCGTATGTTTGACGTTCACAATTTTCTAGATATTCTTTAATATCTTCGGGGTTACGAACTACTACTCCGTCCTCTGTAGTAATGCTGTCAATGCTGTTTACCAGTGTAAGTACACTTAGATTGGTTAATCTTTTGAAGCTGGCTTTGAACTGTTCGTTCTTTTGAGTTTCGTCTAATCCTTCTGCACCAAATACCGCTAATAATTTTTGTTCTTCAAATGCTACTAAATTAGCAGTATTCATTGCGGCAAATGTTTGTGGCTTAAATTTAAACTGTAGATTATCAAAGTTTTGATCTTGGTAATCGGAAACTCTAATACGGTCTAGCAAGTTAACTAATTCAACTGAATTTTCGTTTTCTGTTTTGCAATTAGGGCAAGTGCTGGTGATATCTAATGTTTGCCCGTAGCTGGCAAGTCTAATAGCGATCAATATAGCATCTAAATCAACAGTGGGGCATGCGTATGGATCAATAATGTCCGGGATACAGCTTTTGATAGTATCCGCTACACCTGCACCATTCATTAATGCATCTGGTGTTTTTAATGCTATTTCGTCTTTGACAGTCATTGGGTAAACTGGTAATTCGCCAGTTGGGGGAATATTAATTGCCCCGTCTGGCCAAAATTTACCCTGGCTAGGTAGTTTAATATAAACAGCTGGTTGTCTGAAATGCTTGGCTAATGGATTGGTATTGCCCATGGTTTTGATCCCCATAAATATAATTGAATATACTCTTATTTATTTGGTAAACTATGGCTATTAAAGTAAACGTACCTGGTGTGGGTGACATTGAAATACAAGGGGCTGCTGAAGAAGCGACCATGCAAAAAATACTGGCCGCAGTATCTAAAACTGCTAAAGGTAATGCAGATAACGCCAAAAAGACCGATGAAGCCCAGAAAAAATTTATTAAACAAACAGAAGAAGCTGAAGAAGCTTTAACTGGTTTTGCACAGGCTGAACGTGAAGCCGAGGCAGAAACACGCAAATTTAAAGATACTCAGAGAGCCGCAGGTGCAGAATTTGCCAAAGGATTAGGCAACTTTGCTAAAAACTTAACATTAAGTGCCGCTAACTTAACATTAGGCTTTGCCAAAGCACACGAATCAATTGCCAGCGACCCAATCGGAGCTGGTGCCGCTATTATTAACACTGGTGTAGACCTAATGGCACAAGGTAGCAAAATTGTTACTAAAGGTCTTGGGTCAATTGCTGAAGGTATTCCTGTTATTGGCGGTATTGTTAAAGGTGCCAGCGAAGCCGCTCAAGCGGCAATTGATTTAGCGGCAGCGGCTGCTAAAATGGCCAATGATTTCCTATCAGCAGAACTTAAAAAGACTGCTGGTGCATTAAAAGACTTAAGTGCCCAAGGCGCTAGCTTTGCAGGCGGCATGACCGAACTGCGTAACACAGCCAACGGTGCCGGCATGAATCTTGTTATGTTTACCAACGTAATGAAAGGTAGTAGGGAAAGTATAATTGGCATGGGTATGTCAAGTACAGAAGCCGCACAAACGTTGGGCACAAATCTAAAAACACTAGCAACCACCACTGGTAAGAGTGGTATGAGTCTGCGTAATGAAATGCTAGCCATGGGATACAGTTACGAAGAGCAGGGCGTGGTTATGGCTCAATACATGGCCGGCATGAGGCAAGCTGGTAAGTTAGAGTCAATGAGCAAACAAGAAATTGCTGCCGGGACTAGAGCTTATGCTAAAGACTTAAAAGTACTAGCTGATTTAACAGGTAAGGATGCTAAAAAAGCCATGGAAGAGGCACAAAAGAAATCCATGGAAGCTGATATTATGGCTCAGCTAAGTCCCGAAGAAGCCGCTAAATTCCAAAAGGCTTATGCCGCAATGCCGGACTATGCTAAAAAAGGTTTCTTAGAATATGTATCCTCAGGCGGAACAGCCATTACCGATGCATCCACTAATATTGCAATGTCGCAAAATAAAGAAGTTGAAAACTTAATTAAGGGCACGTATGCAAATATTAAAGATTCAGGCAAAGACGCTAGCGATGTACAAAAAGCTACACTAGAGCAAACAGCTCGTGCTGGTGAAGCACAACGAGCAATGAACAAAGAGCAGGGTAACGCCATTGCAATGGCAAATCGATTGGGCGGATCGTTGGGCGATGCAGCCAAAATGCAAAGTGATATCAGTGCCAGTGGTTTATACAATGCCGAAGCTGTTGGTAAAGCAGGATCGGCCGCTGAAGCACAAGCAACTGCTACTGATGGTGCAACTAAAGGTTTTGTACAAGCCACAGAAGCCGCAACTAATTTTAGTATTAAAGTTGAAGAACTAGCTACACAAGCATTACCTAAGTATGCAGATATACTAGCTAAATCGTTGCAAACAATGGTAGAAATGCTACGTAAAGCTGGTATTAATATTGCTGAAACAGCAGAGGAAGCCGCGGCAAGAAAAGCCGCCGCAACCGCCGCAGCCGCTAAAGCAGAAGAAGCAAGCAACCGCCCGGTTGTTGATTACGGACTGGGAGAAATGGGGCTTGGTATGAATTTTGGCATGCTGGCAGCGGCTAATGGTGGTGTATTTGAAGGTCCGGAATCTGGATTCCCTGTGCTGTTGCACGGAACAGAAGCAGTTATACCAATGGATCAATTAACTGGTGCCAAAAAAACAGGCCCAGTAAACATCAAAGATCCTTCGCAGACAGGACCCACTGCATTTGGTATGAACGAATATCTTGGATATAATATGGGACCAATGAGCACCAATGTATCTACTATATCCAAAATTGCTGAACAAATTGGTGCATTTGACAACTCAACAAAAACTATAACAGATCCTGATACGTGGAAAAAGATTCTTAGCACTGGTGTTGGTACAGAGTACGCACTCGGCGCAGACAGATTAGGTGGAGCAGCCACATTTGGACCTGAATTTGGCGAGATGATGGGCAAAGCCATTAAAGAAGCCATTTCCGGCCCTAACGGCATGACACTAGATCAAGCACTTAAAGAAGCTATGGCAACGTATCAAACAGCCGCTACAGAACATTTTGAAAAAATGCAACGAGCATTAGAAGAAGGCAACGATATTTCTGGACGCCTATTAAATGCAACTTACTAATTTACGGTAAATATAACACACTAAACGGATTCTTACAATGAGCTGGAAGAAGTATTTTAAAACAAGTAATATGCCGGGCTACAGCATTAGCCCTATCTCTGGAGCGCCATCTAAAATGGCAGATCCGGGATATCGCAATTATCAAAGTACACTACCGGAAGTTTATATTGGGCACCCAAACCGTATTGAACGTTACAATCAATATGAGCAGATGGACATGGACTCAGAAGTCAATGCCGCATTGGACATTCTAGCTGAGTTTTGCACACAAAAGAACATTGAAAACAATACAGCATTTGACATACACTTTAAAGAAAAGCCTACAGACAACGAAGTTAAGATTATCAAAGAGCAACTACAGCAATGGGTTAGCCTAAACGAACTTAATAAGCGTATTTTTAAAGTAATGCGTAATACGCTAAAGTACGGTGATCAAGTATTCATTCGTGATCCAGAAACATTTAAATTATTTTGGACAGAAATGTCTAAAGTTACTAAAGTTATTGTTAACGAAAGCGAAGGTAAAAAGCCTGAGCAATATGTTATACAAGACTTAAACCCCAATTTTCAAAACTTAACAGTAACAGCAGTAAGCACCAGCGACACTTTTGCTAATCATCCGCAAGTGGGCGGTCCTAACGGTGCTTATGTACAGCCACGTACTCCTTACAGTGGCGGAAATAGATTTAGTCATGCACAAAACGAAGCAGTGATTAATGCAGAACATGTGGTGCATTTGAGCTTAACAGAAGGTTTGGACATTTTCTGGCCATTTGGTAACTCAGTATTGGAAAACGTATTCAAAGTATTCAAGCAAAAAGAATTGCTAGAAGACGCTATTATTATCTATCGTGTACAACGTGCTCCAGAGCGCCGTGTGTTTAAAATTGACGTAGGTAACATGCCTCCGCATATGGCTATGGCATTTGTTGAGCGTATTAAAAACGAAGTACATCAGCGCCGTATTCCTACACAAACAGGCGGTGGTGCTACTATGATGGACGCTACCTACAATCCGTTAAGCACAAACGAAGACTTCTTTTTCCCTGTAACAGCAGACGGTCGTGGATCTAGTGTTGAGCCACTACCAGGCGGACAAAACCTAGGCGAAATCACAGACTTGCGATTCTTTACTAACAAATTATTCCGCGGCTTGCGTATTCCAAGTAGCTATTTGCCAACAGGAATGGACGACGGTACACAGAGTGTTAGCGACGGACGTGTAGGTACAGCATTAATTCAAGAATGGCGTTTTAATCAATATTGTAAACGTTTACAAGCAATGGTTGTAGACAAGTTAGACCAAGAATTCAAAATGTTTATGCGTTGGAGAGGCATTAACATTGACGGACAGTTGTTTGATTTAATATTTGAAGAGCCTCAAAATTTTGCACAATATCGCCAAGCCGATATTGACAGCTCTAGAATCGCTACATTTACACAATTGGAACAATACCCTTACCTAAGTAAACGTTACTTAATGAAACGTTATTTGGGTATGAGTGAAGCAGAAATCTCTGAAAACGAAAGCATGTGGAAAGAAGAGCACGGAGATGTTGAAGGTGCACCGAGTGCCGCACCTAACCTACGTAGTGCAGGTATTACACCCGGCGGTATTGACACAGACTTAGGTAATATTAATGCCGCAATGCCCCCTGAAACAGGTGCAGAAGGTATGGGTGCTGGTGCACCGGGCGCCGTTCCTGCAGGTACTGACACTGCCCCGGGCGTAGCCCCAACACCGGGTCTTTGATAAATTTGGGTAAATAATATTATTATGTTTTTAGCAGAATTAGCCAAACCGGCACCTACAGGATACAGCACAGAAAAAGATGACAATTCTGTGCAAAAACTATCCAATCTACGCAAAACCAGACTTACACTCGGGCACTTAAACAAACTAAGAATGGCCAATGATGTACGTAAGTTTGAACACGAAAAGAAATTAGAAGCTGTGGTGAAACAGTATCAACCTGCACCTGAAGCTGGCGCTGCCGGCGGATTAGGCCTATAACTATTCCTCAAAATCCTTCAAAAAACACCTATATTAAGCAGAAAACTGCGTAGTTATGTAAATAACTACACAAAGCCATATTATTAAAGGAGTTCCTATGAACAAATATGAAAAGCTAATTGAATACATCATCAATGATCAAGAAGACCAGGCTCGCGCCTTGTTTCACGAGATCGTTGTTGAAAAGAGCCGCGATATCTACGAAAGTCTAATGGACACAGAAGTTGAAGAAACAGTTGGCGGTAACGCTGTTGATTCACTTGTTGACGAAATTAGTGCTGACGAAGAAGGTATCAGCGAAGACGACCTAGAAGGCGACGAAGAGTTCGACTTAGGTGATGACGACATGGGCGACGAAGAGTCAATGGATTTTGACGCTGACGGCGAAATGGACGATCACGAAGAAGAGCACGGCGAAGTTGAAGATCGTGTACAAGATTTAGAAAATGCTTTAGATGAACTAAAAGCTGAATTCGATCAACTAATGGCCCAAGAAGAAGGTAGCCATGCAGGTGACGAAGAAGGTGCCGACGAAATGGGTGCTGAAGAGCCAAAGTTTGGTGAAAGCGTTGAGCAAGTCGGTGAAGCTAAAGAAGGTTCTGGCAAGTCAGGCAGCGGTAAGAGCGGTTCTGGCAAGTCTGGTTCTGGAAAATCTGGTTCTGGTAAAGCAGTATCAGAAGGCGAAATGATGCGTGAATATGTAGAAAAGATCAAAGATTTCTACAAAGGTGACGCAGGTGAAGGTTCTGAAGTTGCTGATGGCGGTTCCGCTACAGTAAACAAGGACAGCATCGTAGCCGGCAAGAACGACATGGGCGGATCAGCTGGAAACATCGCACAAGGTGGTGATGAGTCTGGTATGAAAGCTCCTAAGGCAAAAGACATTGCTTCTGGTAACAAAAATGTTCCAGGTGCAGATGCTGGTAAATTAGAAAAAGCTCCTTCTGCAAAGAAGGAAGGTTAATTAGGGGACAATAATGGCTTTGTACCTAAAAGAGAATCTAACGTTTGACCGAGCAGGTCTTCAGGTTGTTACTGAAGACTCTGCGGACGGAAGCGGCAAGAATCTCTATATGAAAGGGATATTCATTGAGGGTGGTGTTAAAAACGCTAACCAACGTGTTTATCCCGTTCACGAAATTGAGAAAGCCGTGTCGACCATCAACGAACAGATCAAAGGCGGATATTCTGTTTTAGGTGAAGTTGATCACCCCGACGACCTAAAGATTAACCTAGACCGCGTAAGCCATATGATTGAAAGCATGTGGATGGATGGACCATGCGGTCACGGTAAATTAAAAATATTACCAACTCCTATGGGAGAATTAG